CATCGTTTGCTTCAACATGACATCTCCTTGGTTGGGGGATTGCAAGGTATTTCTCCTCGCACCATACTTATACCAAATACAGTTGCCAATATTGAAAAAAATAGGTATAATTTCGTCTTTCAGCTAAAATCCTGATATCCATGACATCCTTATATCAACCACCTTTAATCCCCGGCCTGGGAAACAACACAGGCCCCGTTGGGTCAGGTTCTTACGCTCCAACTAGAAACCCTTTCTTTTCAGTAGGGAACCAGTTTCTACCTAGAAACCTTCACGATGTAATTCGTTGGGTCAGATTCATTACTTTACATAGCCCAGTAACTACTGAGGTTATGCGAAAGCTTTCTACCTATCCTATCACCAAGTTTACATTCGAAGCTAAAGATCCGGCTGTAAAGTCCAAGTATGAACAGATAGTAAAAAGCTTTAGACTAAAGACAACTTTACATGATATTGGATTTCAGTACTTTACTACTGGCAATGTCTTTATTAGTCTTTATTACCCTTTTATAAGAACTTATACTTGCCCCAACTGTAAATCTTCATATAATTCAGAAACCGCTGGCTTTCTGAAATTTAAAAACTATGAAATGGTAGGAGTCTGTCCTAAGGGGGAAACGTGTGGCTTTTCTGGTGTGTTTACCAGAGCAGAACACAAGTCCAAGAACATCTCAGATATGAATCTGATCATCTGGGATCCTTTAAACATTTCTGTGAATCATAACCCTATCTCTGGGAAGAGCAAATACTACTATAAAGTTCCTAATGATATTCGTAGAAAGATTCAGCTAGGAGATAGATTAACTATCGATTCCACTCCATGGGAATTTGTAGATGCTGTCAAGGATCAAAAAGATTTTGAGTTCTCAGACGATCATATTTTCCATCTTAGAAACGTGGACATGGGCATGTCTGTGAATGGAATTTGTATCCCCCCAATGATCAGCCATTTCAACTTGGTCTTCTATCAAGCCACTCTTCGCAGAGCTAATGAGAGCATTGCTACAGACTTCATGGCTCCAATGAGGGTTATTTTCCCGCAACCACAGACAGCTAACTCTGACCCTGTGGTTTCTATCTCAATGAGAAACTTCGTTTCAAAAATGGAAGAAGCTATTGTTAAGCACAAGTCTGACAATAACCATGTTTTGATTGCCCCGGTTCCAATTGGGTATCAAGCCGTAAGTGGAGAAGGTAAAACCTTACTGGTTAACCAGGAAATTGCCCAGGCTGAACAGAGTCTTTTGTTGAGTATGGGGGTAAGCTTAGAACTCTTAAGCGGTACTACGAACTGGACCAGTTCTACTGTTGGCCTTAGAATGCTAAAGAATACTCTCGATAGTTACGTAGGTCAAATCATAGAGTTTTTGGATTGGTTGACAACTAAGGTTTCTTCTTACCTAGGCATCACTAATTCTAAGATAGGCTTGACCCCATTCCAGTTAACCGACGATGAAGCTCTTAAAAATATCATAATGACTTTAGCTCAAACTGGTAATATATCAATGACTACTGTCTACGAAGCCATGGGCAGAGACTATGAAGAAGAATTGGATAGGATAGAACAAGATGCTAAGCTTAAAGCTAGGCATGATGTAAGAACCCAGTTCGCCGTTGAACAATCGCAATACCTGGAAGGCTTGGAGATTAATAAGAACACCCAAAAAGATGATTCTTACATGGAAATGCTCAAACAATGCCAAGATATGGCTGGGCAGCTTATTAACGCAGATCCTAATGCTACGAGAGAAGTTCTTAATGAACTCAAGGTTACTGATTACGCTAAGTACCTCATGGTTTCCAAACTTATTGAAGAAGGTAGAACACAGCAAACCCAACAAATTTCGACAGAACAAAATCTTGCTGCTCAACAAGAAGCGGTTACTCCTGGGGGAGAAAATGCGCCAAAACCTGAACCTGCCCCTGGAACTCCACAAACAGAAGATGATGCCGCTGCAGTCGCTAATAAGAAGGGGGAAGATAAGCTATGATTACTAATTTAGGAAACCTGGACATCACCAAAAATGGTGGAACTACAACCCCAGTAGAACTTGGATCTTTGCCTGGCATTCTCCCCGGCCTACCGAAGGGGGCTTGGGACCCAGACAAGTTTAAGATCAGATATCAAAAACTGAACATGGATGAATTGGCGGATGTTACCGAATTAGAAATGATAGAAACTAAGGCTATTCGTAATAGAGGCGTCTATGTGATCTCTAAAAAAGACTTCGTTTTTATGGATAAAATATTCATGCTTATTTGTTATATGGAAGAAGACCAGGAACCTAAGAAATGACAACAACCCCCGAGTCTCTGACTCCTATTTTTTCTTCTCCCGTAAGAATCAACGACAAGGTCGATGAAGTCCTAGTTAGGGGTTTGGCTACCCAGTTTCCGGTCGAAGGTAAAAAATACCGTTTGGAAGTTCATAATCTTAGGGCTGAAAGAAAAATCTATAGCCACGATGATGAAAAGAAAGCCATTCTGGAAAGCAAAAGCCTAACGTACCCTATTAAGGGGGACTTGAAGCTTATTGATAAAGAAACCGGTAAAGTAGTAGACGAAGCTAAAGACTTTTCGCTTATGGACGGTTTCCACATGACGGCTAAGCATACCCTTCTATACAAGGGTAATAACTATACTGTTGCTAACCAGCTACAATTACGTCCCGGCGTATACACCCGTATAGACAACGTTGGTGGCTTAGAAACCCACTTTAACACTGGCTCGGGGCGAAGCTTTAAGTTAGAACTCGATCCTCGAACCTTCCTATTTACTATCACCCCTGACAGTACCAGTGCAAAAACTCCATTAGCACCGTTGATGACCAAAGTTTTTGGAATTGGCCCTAAGGAGGTCAGTAATTACGTCCCTCCTGAAGTTTGGAACGATAACTTGGCAGCGACTGCCGGCAAAGAAGATAGATACATTGCTGCTCTTTACCACAAAATGGTGTCAACGTCTAAGCAGCTACCTAACGCTTCTGTTGAACAAATGGCCGCTCAGCTTAAGGAATCGTTGGCCAATTCTGCCCTGAATGCTCAAACAACGTTTGCTACGTTGGGTAAATCTTTTACTGGGGTTACTCACGAAACTATTCTTTTAGCTATGAAGAATCTCGTAGAGGTTCACGGTAATAGAAGGAGAGAAGACAATCGAGATTCGCTTCAGTTCAAGAGAGTTCAAAATTTACCAGACTTCCTTACAACCCGATTCGCCAAGGAACACCAGGTCGTAAAACTAATCAAAGGCAGGATGGCCAGAGAAATTGATCGCCTGGACCAAGAACATCCAAAGATTCGGGGAAATATGATCCCCAAGCCTTTCAACAAGTTTATGTCTGGGTATCTCCTGGATTCAAACTTGGTGGCTACTCCGTCAGAAACTAATCCGTTGGAGTCAGTCGAGAACGTAGCGAAGGTGACCGTATTAGGGGCCGGTGAAGGCGGTATTTCTTCCGACAGAGGGGTGCCCATCAGTGCCCGGGATATAGACCCTTCCCACCTAGGTATAATCGATCCTAGCCGCACTCCTGAATCAGGCCACGCCGGTATTGACCAGCGGTTTACTATTTCCGCTCAAAGAGACGATGATGGAAACCTATACTGCCGGGTTAAAGACAAGGCTGGTAAAGTTAAAGCACTAAGTGTGCATGAGATGATGACTTCCACTATTGGATTTCCTCATCAAGAAGGTAAAAAGAAAGTACAAGCTCAAATCAAGGGAGAACTTGGGGAATGCGATGTCGGTGATGTAGATTATTGGCTCGGAGATACTACGGACATGTACACCATTACAACCAATCTGGTTCCGTTCCTTAATAGTAATCACCCCGGTCGGTTAACTATGGCTGGCAAAGCTATTCCTCAAGCCCTTAGCTTGGTAAACAGAGAAGCTCCACTGGTTCAAACTACCGACGAGTACATGGTTCCGTTCGTTAAGAAACTAGCTACGATTGTTAGTACGATCGCTCCACATGATGGGACTGTAACTAAAGCTACTAAACACGAAGTGGTGATTAAGCACGACGATGGGACCTCAACTTCCGTGAAGGCTGTGAAGAACTTGCCGTTCAACATGAAAGGTTTCCATGATGACGAAAAACCGGTGGTTTCTGTGGGCAGTCAAGTTAGTTACGGAGATCAACTCTTTGAGAGTAACTACACTAAAAACGGTACGTTAGCTCTTGGTAAAAACTTAAATGTTGCTTATTTACCTTGGAAAGGCTATAACCATGAAGACGGCCTGGTGATCAGTAAGTCAGCTTCCGATAGTTTATCTAGCCACCATGCTTACAAGATTGACTACGAGATAAATGAAGGTTCGGTGCCTAAAAAAGCTCTCATTGCTAGGTATTTTCCTGGCCGATGGACTAAAGAACAGTTGGAAAAACTGGATGATCGTGGTTTTGCCAGGGTCGGAGTTACTTTAAATCACGGAGATCCTGTTTATATTGTTTTAGAGCATAGAGAACCTAGTCCTCAAGATAAGATGCTTGCTAGACTGCATAAAACTTTGGTTACCCCGTATCGGCCGGCTGTCGAGGAATGGACTCACGATGAAAACGGTGAGGTTGTAGACGCTCATACCTCATCAAAACAGGTCAGATTCATTATCAGGTCAATAAAAGGCTTGGAAGTAGGTGATAAATTGACTGGACTTCATGGAAATAAGGGCATCGTGTCCTTGATTCTTGAGGATCACCAGATGCCATACATCAAAGAGACTGGAAAACACGTCGATTTGCTCTTAAATCCGGCTTCGGTGACGTCTAGAACCAATTTTGGACAGTTAATTGAGACTGCTGCGGCAAAAATTGCTCAAAAAACCGGTCAACCCTACCTAGTTCACAATTTTTCCAAAAATAGCAACATTTCTGAGATAAAAAAAGAGCTTGAATCCCATGGAATTGATGATTCTGAGCACATGATAGACCCTGGAACTGGTAAATCTTTAGGTAAAATCTTGACTGGGCCTCAGTACTTCCTAAAACTCTATAAAAC